ATTGGTTGGACGGCACAGAACCAGCAGATTAGAGTTCTCTATCTTGATGGTGCCAGCTTTAAAAAGTAAAAGGGCCAGCTTAGGCTGGCCCTTTTCGATTACTTCTTATAGAAATCTCCTTTTTCTGTCCTGTATTCGGCATGGAGTCGATCTGCCTCGGCTTGTACTTTCTTCCAAGCTTTTCTTGCAGCCTTGATCTTCAGTTCCTTTTCAGAATAGTCGACATTTGGTGCAGTTTCAAGGTCGTAGACTTTCTTGTATAGAAAGTGCAAGAATTTATTTGCTTGGTCCATCGTCACCCTCTTGTCTAACCTCCATAGGTAATTTTTAAGAACCTTCTGCTGAGACCAGCTCTTAAACTTGAGATTGGATCCGAAAATAGAGGAGAGGATCCCTTCTTTTTTAAACTCGCCCCTGATCTGGTAGCCTTTGGCTTCTGCGAATTTCTTAATGTTGTTGATTGCAATCTCAACGTTTTCTTTTGTAGCAGCTATTTGTTTAGTTTCCATTTTTAATTTTTGTTTTTTAGTTTTAATTTTTTGATTTGAGTGCAGGGTCAAATCTGGAAACTGGGCTGCGAATGTGGATCTAGTGCTTCATAATGCTGTTGGTTTTTTATTTGAATATTCAGCAAGTACTGCCTTGCCGTAAATTGTTTTGGTCCAACCGTTGTCGTGACCTTTGTTGTTTGAGATCAGGCAACGGCCGTCTTCTGCCTTTTTAGTTATTTTGTGTGCATCGATGTAGCGTCCCCTTACTTTACTAAAGACGACATCACCGACTTCATAGCTTTCCCTTTTAATGAAGGTGAGGGTTGCACCCGTTTGTAATATTGGCTCCATCGAATGGCCAAAGCAGGTCATCTTGCCCGTTCCTTTTTCTTCCAGCTCCGTCTTGAGCCTTTCGTACTTATTCATACTTTCTTTTTATTTTTTTGTAGAGCTCCTGGCAGTACTCGAACCTACCTACCTAGTCTTGCGGACTAATACCTTGCCTCTCGGTCACAGGAGCATAATATCACTCTATCTTTGCGATTATTTCATTTTCCTCTTTGAAGATGCTGAGTCTTCCCTTAAATTGCAGGGAACCTTTTGTGTGTGGATTATCCGGAGTCTCTTTCGTAGAGAAACCGACCTTTGAATCAAGATGATCGACGTAGTGAGTCTTGCCCTTGTGCTTAATGATCCAGCATGGGATATTGTGATCCGTGTTGTGTGCCTTATTGTAGTGAAAGACCACACGCTCACTGCTATTGGATTGAAGAATTAAGTTAGTTTGCATGGCACATCTTCTTTTTGAATGCCAATGGCAAATTACTAACCAATCTGCGAGTTGCATCGCACGGTTCTAAAGCAATTGCAGTTAAGCTGTTTTGTATGTCTGGTTCGGTGAATGCTGTACTGGCTATGCCTTTGGATTGAGCCTTTTGTAGATATTGACTGAGTTCAGATTCAGTCTTTACAGCAAGGTAGACTAGATAATTGGATTGAGTCCACCATTTTTTAGATATTTCTGGAAACCGGTGTTGAAAATCGATAGCAGCATGACCGGCCTGCACTGCTTGTTGTCCAAGTAGTAGATCCTCTCTTACGATGACTACTAATTTGTCTTTGATCTAGTGTTTCATGACTTGTTGTTTATATGATTATTTATACTAAAATATTTTTGAGAGTTTCACTTAATTTTTGTTATGATTAATAAGATGATACTCTGTTTCCAATAACCAGTTGGATAGTAGATTGAGTTCCAAACCACTCAATTCCCGATTTCAATTGACTCACAAGATTTCTCTATTAGCCAACCTTTTCACTACTTCTCTAACAAATAACAGCTTCTGGTAAAGCTTGTGACCCATTTTTGCATTAGTAGGGGTTTCAACCTAGCACTGTCACTATTTGTCTTCAAAGAACAGAGTATCAATATTTTAATAGCAGGTGCAACAGGATTCGAACCTGTAAAGTGTGCCCTTATTAATGCCTTACTTCCACCATACATTGCTTCTTTCAACAGGGAGGATACTTTAATTTGCAACCTGTGTAAGCTGTACTGCGTCTACCAATTTCGCCATGCACCTATCATTTGTCTTCAAAGAACAGAGTATCACTATTTTTATTCGGTTAAGAAAAAAAGTAGATAAGCACCGGACTTGACCTATTAAGGTGAGTATCCGGTGCTCTTAAGATTATATTTTGCCTGTTCGTTTCATTTTAAGAAACTCCAGACTTGAGTGACAAACTTCGTAGAAGGTTTCTTCTTTAAAAGTAAGCCTTGTAACTGCTACTCTATCTCTAAAAACTTGAGCTCCTTGTTTACGATACTGTTCAGCATCTTTAGGATCTATTGTAGTAAAAGCTCTTAGTTCGATAGCATGACCTTGAAAATGATCAGGAAGATCGTATATTTCAAATCTTCTGTTCTTTTTTCTAAGAACTATTCCATTTTTAAAATAAGTAACACTTGTTCCAGACTTTTCTTTCTTTTCTTTCATCTTCTATGGTTTTTATAGGTTGATACTCTGATAACCAATTTGTGGAAATGCGCCTTCTTCTGAAGCATTTTATTACACTAGCAATAATTAGGTTCTGTCCAATTTCCAGTTGGAATGTAAGTGTGAGCTCTAATGCTATCCACTGACGTTTCACTACACATCTGCAACAAATGGCGGCTAACTGGAATAGCCTGCAATAGCGGTTTACCGTTTATGAATCTGGTTGAGTCCAGTTTCCTATCACTATTTGTCTTCGATCAGAACCGTGTGACCCACCGGAGAATCGAACTCCGTTGCCGTGGTTTTAGAGGCCAGGCGATCAACCGTCAATGCTGCGGGTCATTTAATATTAGAATACTAAAAATTCCAGTACGATTAAATTTCCGGTAAAACCAAATTATTTTTTGAGTTTTCTCTTTACTGCCTTACGCACGCTCTCCATCTTTTTAGCATACGATGGATTCTTTTTACGATTAAAGACGATCTGCTGGTTTAGGCTGCCAGAGATCTTTTGTAGGTTTCTACCCCTAGTCTTAATTAGCCAATCGGCCAGTGCCGTGACTCCAAGCTCTTTAAATTTACCTTTTGCGTCTGGCGCAGAACTGTCGTGCCAGTCGGGAGCTCCCTTGGGTTTTTTGCTCTCTGTTAACCAGTGTTCAAATATCATTATCATATAGGGTTATTTATTTAATCACCTAGGAAATGCGCTAATTTTCTGGATCCATCCAATTCTTTTTTCTGTGTTTTGGTATCTTCAGCTTTAGCTTTCTGTGCTCTGCACTGGGATCTCCACAACAGAAGTAACAGCCACATGGGTGACTCAATCGGATCTTTCTCTTTCTTGCCTTATGTGATTTGTTCTTTCCCATATCACCAGTAATTGCTTGCGTCTTTATAATTAGGCGAGATGTCTGGATCGTCTCCTTCCTTAATGAAGCGAGTGAGAGCCGCCTTTGCCTTCATCTTCTCACTGCGATTGCGATGACGACGGTACCATTTTGGTGCGTTCCAATTGTCGCCGTACCAATAGTCGTCAACCTTATTGAATAGCGGATTGCTGCGCATTGCCTTCTCAATCTCAGCTTTTTCCTGAGCAAGGAGCTCGTCGTGCACTCGTACTTTAGTACAGTAGTTCTTCTCTACCTTTTCGTCAAAGAAGAATCTGGGTACTGTGCACCAGTAAGAAGCGTTCCATGTGGAAACCTTGTGCAGGTTAAGGCTAAACCACTTTTTGACCTGTGGCGCAAGCTGTTCGTACTCAGTCGGACGAATGTCACGAATTCCTGCACGAAGTGTTACCTTTTTGCGCAGAGTTGGATCGTAAAAAAGAAAGTCCTTTTTACGTGAAGTTGGTGAGGTACCGAACTTCTTAATGATTTCTTGGAAGACCCATGCGTCTTCGCGATTTTCAATGTCTGATCTAAGAGTCAGACTCTTTTTGTACCCAATAAAACGGGGAATCTCGAGATCGATCCAACCCAATGCGCGCTGTGCGGCATCGTTGCGATCGTATCTTTCGTTCAAAGCAAACCACTCAAGCTCTGCTTCGAAATACTTGTCTCTTTTCATAAAACTGTTATTTTTTTCACATTCGTTTCATGATATTCTCCTTTCTTTTTATTTTTTGTAATATAGGAAGTTTATTATACTAAGATCTTGACCCCTATTAAATTATTTATTGATTCTCCAGTTCAGATAAATAACATAAACTGATTTTAAAAGATGGTCAAGGGTTTTAATGAATGGATCAACGAGAAAGTAGAATACCACAAAGAGCTGTGTCCAAAGATATGGAAGGAGAACCGAATGGATCCGGAAATAAGGACGAAACTGCTTGAAATCTCTAGGGACTTTTGGGAATCGCTAAAACTTAACGTACAGATAGTTGACATACAATTGACTGGCTCCCTTGCGAATTACAACTGGACGGACTCTTCTGACCTTGACACTCACATCATTATAGACTTTTCACAAGTTGATAAAAATGTCGAGCTCGTAAGAAAAGCGTTAGACGGTCAGAGATTTATCTGGAATCAAAGACACCAGGTGGTTCTTAGAGGTCACGATGTTGAGTGCTACGTTCAGGACAAGAACGAACAGCACGTTTCATCGGGTCTCTATTCTATACTAAAGGACAAGTGGATCACCGTGCCAAGCTACACCCCTCCAATGGTCGACGAGAAGGACGTTAACGAAAAGGTTAGAGTCCTAAAATCCGAAATAAAAGAGATGACCAAGAAGCTTAGAAGCGCTTCTCCTGGGGAAGCAAAAGAGCTGTTCGATTATCTTGAAAGGATCAAGAAAAAGATAATGAACGACCGCAAAGAAGGGCTTGCATCTGGCGGAGAATTTTCAATCGAGAATCTTGTATTCAAAGAGCTTAGAAGAAAGGGCGACATTGAGGGTCTGATCGATGCAATTAGCGAGGCATACAAAAAGATGTATTCAGAGTAAATAAATAAAAAAAAGTACTGACAATGAGCAATCAAATAAAGAAATTCGACGAATTCGTTAATGAGGCAAAGAAAGAAAAGTGGATCGGTAAGATCGACATGCAAAAAGATGCCCTAAAAAAGTCTCTTGGTAAAAAAGAGATCGACATGGCTACTTTAAACAAGGAGGAGAAAAAGCTAGAGAAGAAGGACAAGGACAAAAAGAAACCCGGTCTTCAGCTTGATGCAAAAGACGCTAAGAAACGCAAGAGAATCGTCCTTGCTAAGAACCTGATGAAAGCTTCTGGTGCAATTGATGAGGCAAAGAAGAACGAGATCGCTGACGTGAAGAACAAACTCGTAGAGATCCACCAAGTCGTTCAAAAAATGATCAAGCAGACTTCTGCTAAAAAATAATAGCTGACAAAAGATGAAAACTAACGAATGCAGTTGCGGCTGTGGTGATTCTAACCACATGAACGGCAAAGAAGAAATGACTGAAAATTATATGTTTGCTGGAAACGTCCAGACAATCAAGCGTCTCATCGAAATAATCGAAGAGATGGATCCAAAGGCAGTCGATGAAATAATCCACAACGGACACGATTGGGCAGAGGACCACATATCTTCAGCAAAGGACGATATTGAAGAGGTTGCAGACTTCCTAATGAATAAGATGGGTATGACCAAGTCTCACCCAGCAGCTCACGGAAAAATGATCGGAATCAAGATGCCTTTTGTGCACACTTTCGAAAGCTTTGTGAGCGAATCGATGAAAAAAGAATACGGCGATCCTATAACAAAGGAAGAGTTTGCAAAGCTTAAAGGCAAAACTATTGTCTATTCAGGAATGAAGTATAAAGTAAAGGAAGCTGACGAGTACGCTATTACTTGTGAGGGAGAAAACGGTAAAGAGAAGAAGATCAATCTCAATATGTTTAACTCTCACGGAGCAATCACAAAATAAAGATAAAGAAATGCTACTTACTTTTGAAGGATTTATAAATGAACAGGCACAGTCCGCTACCTATCAAGTCGGATCTAAAGGAGATGCAGTAAAGGCAATACAGACCAAGCTTATTTCACTGGGCTTATTGAAACTTGATAAGCCGACTGGCACGTTTGGTGAAAAGACTAAAGCTGCAGTAGTCGAATTTCAAAAGAAGAACGGATTAGATCCAGATGGAGTTATTGGTGCCAAGACCTATCCTAAGTTGATGAGCGATACCTCAACTTCCACTCAAGCTGCAAGCACAAAGTATTTTGATCCCAATAAACCGATAGCGCTAGACACAGTAGCGCCAAAGCCTAGCACAGTAGATTCTTTTTCACAGTATGCTAAAAAGGAGCCCGTAAAGTTTACTCCTAAGAAAGAAGCGGCTGTAACTACTTCAATGTTTCAGGTGATTCCGCCTAACTTAAAGCAGATGATCCATCCCAAGGAGCTAACCAATGCTGATTTTACAAAGGACCAACTCGTTGCCTTGTGGAATGCTATACAGAATGCAAGAAAGAGACCAAAATACGTAGGTAAGACTAAAGGCGATACTGAGTATATCGATTTTGGTCCAGATTACGACAAGTGGTTTGTTCAAAACAAGGCAGAAGAGCTAGATTGGAAAAAACTAATCCAATTATCTACAACAGATCCTAAGTTTGCAATGGCAACAACAGTCGGTCGCGGAAATTGGGAAGTAGATCCAAATGATCCAAATCCAGCCGACCCTACCACGATAATCTACACAGATAGATATAATTGGAATAAAACAAAGGAGGGAGAAGCCCGATATGTCGCAGCAAAGGACATTAAGGACTCTGAATTGCAGGGAATGAATGATTTTGAAAAGTGGTATTACTTAAAAACTCACTCTAAGCCTGAGCTTTCTGCGTATCAAGCATTTAGAGAGTTGCAACACAGAAATGCTCCGGTCGGAGAAGCTGCTGGTCCAGAAATAAAGCTCATCCTAAATAAGAACGAGCTTTTTCCGGGAGTAACTACTTGATCACCACGACCAAACAGCCACCATTAGTTAAGTTTATCAGTTTAGTATTAGTTTCATCAGGGGTAGCAAAGCAACCCAGACTATATGGAATATAGATCATCTTGTGAAAGACGATGTTACGATCCCTGGTGTTCTTATTGAATGAGTCTAACCCTTTAATTCTCATTCCAAGACCAAGCTCGCCTGTAAATTTCTCCTGTGTAAGAAAAGTGCCAGTCACTGTTTTATTAGAGCCAACAACACTGCTTGTATCGTTAGGATGCAGGATCCCGCTCATTAGACTGTGGGAAACAAAGTCATTTATCACTACTTTACCAGTCTTTACTTCAATCACATAGAGTCTCTTAGCTGAAATGCTCTTCGTATAATCGATCACGATCACATAATCCTTTCTTGGAGGATTATACTTGGCAATCTGTGTCTTACAAATAGCTAAGTAGTCTCTCTCTTCTTTGCACATTGAAAATGCAGTAAGGGTAAAGATGACTAGGATGAGAGCTGCAAATTTTTTCATAACTCGGTTTTTGTTAGAATTATGATACTACAAAACTAAAATCAATTAAACAGATTCTGCAGCTTTTATGATTGGACCTTCGCCTTTCGCCCATGCAGTAAGGTCAGCTATTCCATACCAGCCATAGTTATAGATGTGTTGATCCCAAGGATTGAGCCAAAATATAATTTCCTTTTTGGTCTCGTCCTTCCATCTTGGTGAAAGAGCGTAATATCCTTTGCCGGCCTTCTTTAACGTATCATAGATGCCTGTAGCTTCTGCTGCTTTTATGAGTTCAATACGATCAAGATCAAGTTTTAGCAACTCATCAGTGAACTCCTTGGGAAGCCTTGATGCTATTGCGATAGTTAGACCGGCGTTCTTAAATGCACCCGATCCTCCCATCCACATCGCAATGTCAAGATTTGAAAATGCTTCAGCAAGATCAGAAATGTCCAGTTCAGACTCAAGCAAAAGAAGAAACCTGCTGTCTGACCAGTAAGCAAGAACTTCTTCTCGAGACCTGTCAAACCAGGTAGAACTGGTATGATAGGTAAACTGATCGACCGAATTTCTAGTGGCTGGAAAGTAGGGATTCGTCATTCCCAAGCCGTGCATTTTGGTCTTGCGCGCCTCACCGTTGAGTCGAGCGTCAATCTCAATGTCAAACTTGAGCAGCGAGTCGACCTTGTTGGTTATCCGTCTAGCATCGATGCCAAGCTTTTCAGATCCAATAAGTCGATTGATGAGTCCCTTCTTTTCTCCTATGCCAAACCTTTCCTTTATTCCAGAAAAGCCGTGTTCGTGCTCTGCACAAAAATCTGCTCCCAGATTTACTGATATTATCCTCAGTGAATCGTCTCTTAGTATTGCTCCGCCGAATGCTCTTCTCATATTAGATCAAATTGCGTTCCGAGTCTCCTTTCGAGTTCCTCTAATGTGTATGTGTTTGCTGCCAGGTTCAAAAGTTCAGCTTTCATCGATCTTACAAGACTGCCTTCTGCCATCGGAGTCTTTTCATCGTAGCCCAGGTCTCGCATCGTCCTACGCAGGATTGAAATGTCAGTTGGGGTAGCGTGATTCTTGATGAAGGTCTCAACATCGCTTACTGTAACTGTAATGTCGACTTCTACGTCTTCAGACAATGTCATTTTGCCGTTTTTTTCCATATTATTGTAAAAATTTAAGTATTTTATCTTTTATTCCGCTCTGCTTAATGCCCTCGGTCGATAGGGGCGTCCATACAAAGTTAGAGAGACCCCATCGGGTGATGCCGGTCTCTGGATTTATCCTGGCATGCATATCGAGGTCGTCTACTGCAACCCAATTGGTGACTTCTGGGTGAGCCTTTAGCCACTCTAATATTTCATATGATCTGGTCTCTTCGAGGTCGGTCCGAGGATCCCAAAACCTCAGGTTTCTGGACAGGGCAGTTGGTGTAAAATCGATTGGTCGCTTAGCAATACCCTGCTCGAGGTAATATTCACCCATTTCGGTAAGGGTTCCATGACACCTCCAGTCTGAAGACACTACGATCTCTGCACCAGTCTCCTCAAGGATAGAGTTTAGGACCCTTATTGCCTTTTGATTAAAGTTATCCACCCTAAACTTAAATGGAGTCTCTTCATATCGAGTGATGCCAGTCTCTGCAGTCCAAGTCTGGCGCTTTTTATTTCGACTTCCCCACTCGTCTACCAGGCAGATCACCCCGTCGTGATCCAGAAATATTACTTTCATAGTATTGTGTTTCCTATTTGGCCGACCACTGTAACTGTCTGGAACCTTTCGATTTCTCCAGGCATGATCATTGCAGTGGACTCAATTCCCATGATCTTGGTAGGTTTTAGATTGGTCACAAAAAGCATTTTGTGTCCGGTTAGCTCACTTAAAAGCCTAACGTGTGATCCGATATTAGTGACGACAATTCTCACGTCAGAGTTTCCAAAATCTACTGTAAGCTTCAGTAGCTTATCTGACTTTGGCACCCTTTCGGCATCAGTGACGAGTCCGATGGTTATTTCAAGTCGCTTCTGTATTTCAAGAAACTCTGAGAATTCTATTTGATCTTTCATTTGCGGTTTTAGTTTTTTACTTTCTTCTAGCGCAAGCTTAACCCTGTATTCAGCATAGAGCTCGGCTGCTTCATCATAATAAGTAGGACGATGTCCGATTACCAGCTTTGAGCCCAATCGATATTTTTGAGCTACCTCTGCCTTAAAGTCATGATAAGTTTTCGTCATAATTTTTCCAGTCTATGTCATAATACAATTTTTCTACCGGAGTGTTAAGTATTTCGATGGCTTTATTTGCAAGTTCCGGAGTAAGACCGTCCTTCCAGCTAGTTTTTACAAAGTGCTCCCTTTGACTTAAAAGCATGTCAGAATCATCATCGAGTATCACATAGTTCTTTACGATTGCCTCGGCAATGTATTCTCTCTGCTTTGCGATCGACCAGTTGATCCGCTTGAACTTTCCCTTGTTTTCTACCCACCACTCAATCTCACAGCCTCGAGGTATGTGATACTCTTTAAAATAGCCTATGCTTGGTGTGGCGTCGATGATCTCACCTTCAAATCCATGAAACTTTAGGATTGAGGTGAGCTCCTCGCAAGACCTTCCGTGTCTCCAAGTGGAAGACACGACGACCTTTGCACCTGTCGCATCGATAATTCGATTTAGTTCACAAACAGAAGCCGGGTCTATCTCGTAAAAAGGATATTGTGCTGCGACTGCGTGAGGGTCGACTGTATCTTGACGTTCTTTCATCCATTTTTCTGAATTTAGGACTCCGTCAAAGTCTAGGAATATTACTTTCATTAGTGACTGTGTTTTTTACGTTCTTTGTCGGCTGCAGTTTTGTAGCAAGGAATAAAGAGCAAGATCCTGTCGTCAACGATTCCCTTCTTTAAAACATTCACATCCCAGGTATCTGAGAAGGGATTGAATAGGGGTCGAATGAGTTCTATTATCTTATTTCCGGAATTGTCATAGAGGTCGATCCTGGTACCAAAGAGGTCGAGCTTTTTGGACACTGCAAGTATTCGATCGTTCTTGTCTCGAATGGTGTAGATCGCGTAGACTGAGAACGTCGAGCTTAACACCTCTTCCTTGATGTAGCCTATTAGGTTTGAGTTACCGTCATACACTGCGATCTGGGTTCCAAAGGAGAAGATCGCCTCCTTTGCGACAGCAGTCTTGACTTTTGCTGAGTTGTAGTAGATGAATACGGTAGAGGCACTGAGCAATTCCTCGTCGACTGTTCCCAGGTTATCACTGAGAGTGAAGCAGGTCCCGATTGAGATTATGTCTTCTGAGATCTTAAAATGATTTGGAAAATTCGCGAATCCGGTTAGGAAGGTCGCGATAAAGAGTAGTGTTAGCGTTAGTTTTTTCATTTTTGTAAAGGTGGAGTTAGATTAATTTAGTGTTGAGAAATAGAGTTCTTCTTCGGCGGAGTGTAGGATTTCATAAACTGTTCCAGCGCATTGATAAAGTCTCCGTCGTATGCTGAGTGATACTCATTGATCTTTATGAACAGGACTTTAAGTCTCATGTTCTCTTCTTCAAACTGTTCTCTAGCAGCGGTCTCGGCTTTGAGCCTTTGTAAGTAATCCATGCAATTTGGTTTAGTGATAAAATACTTATGATTTTATTGTACTAAGAATCCTGATAAAATTAAAAAGGGATCCTTGCAAGGATCCCTTTTAAGCCTGACATTAAGTTATGGTTTATACTTTCGTTCCGCAAGTTGGGCAGAACTTCCAATTTTGATTTTTCATTCTAGCTCCGCAGCTTCCGCAATAGTTACGGATTGCTGAGTAGTTCTCTGCAAGTCGGTGGGATTCTGGAAGAATCTTTAGAGATGCAACAGCCGACCACTGTGAACTGAAGGAAGAACTATCCGATATTAGAGTTTGATTAGATGAGTTGCCCTGTTCAGCTCGGCCCGTCTCTATTCCTCGCACAGATGATGCGGTAGAGGTCACGGTAGTCTTGGCAGAGTAGACTGGACCAGTTGAGTTGTAATACGAATTACAAGTGATTATCGGCGAATCGGCCCAGACTGGATTGCTAGGATACGTCGGGTAGCTTGGGTAGTATATGAACCCAGGCTGAGAGACGGACTCGTCGTGAAAGTGGACAGTTACGGATCCGTTGTTGGCGATTGCAGATGCGGCCTCGTTTGAGTTCTCTACTTCATAGGTCTCAAACTTAAACTTTTTGGCCGCGTCGATCCACCTTTCTAAAAAGATGCGTTCACCAGGCTTAAGCACTATTCCTGAATTTGAAATGGGCTGCCCGTTCACGTGGATCTTTGCAAGGATCTTAACTGATTTTGGGTTAAATAGTTCGATCTCAAAGTGAGTTCCGTTTTTGAGATAAACAGTAGTTCCGCCGTAGTGTTTAAGACGGTTTCGATTGACTGCAATATGAGCAGTCGGACAAGCTCCGCTTGTCGAGTAGGTGTGTATCATGGTTTTACCTGATTTTTTTAATTAAGCAAACGTCTTTGTTGCAATAAACAACTTAAAGTCAGTTAGACTCGACGCCAACTAGAGTGTCAGGCTCTATTAATATTTAACTCTACTAGGAGAAAAGGTTTTAAGTAACCTGTGAGTAGTGATCTCTATAAATCCCTTTAGTATGCAGGTTTAAGAACTTCTGCGATCTTTACCATGTCCTTAAGGTATTCTCTAACAAGCTGTTTAGAGCCGTCTATTTCATTAGTTAGCATTTTACCTTCATTAGTCAATTTGCCGAAACCCAATTCACGATTTGGGAAAAAATGAAAGTATGAGTAGCCCTTTCCTCTTTCGATTTTACCAATAACAGTACTACCGATGGCTACTTTTAGGATTAGATTGCCGTCCTCTTCCGCTCTGACAAACTCGATTGAATTGCTGCCGCTTGTGACTTTGGATCTACCGAATAGTGTTTTAAACATGGTTGAAATTTTTGGTTAGTAATAAGATACTTATTTCTTGACCGAATTTACATTCCAAACCTGGAGCCCATCGACTAGGATCTCAGTGATCAGGGAAGAAGCATCAGCCTTTAGAATCTTACGAATGTAGTTGGTGGGATTTTTCACCTTATCGTATTCCCTAGCCGGTCCGTGCTTATAGATGACCCTTACTTTATGTCCTCCTGGAATGAGGCTAAGCCCATTTATCCTGTGTGCGTCTTGTACGTTGAGTGTTTGCATAATTATCCTCCGATTGATGAGTGACCGCTGCTACCAAATCCGTCTCTTGATATTGAGACTCTACCCGATCCAGAAACGTCGGCACGGCTTACTCGGCCGCCGGACGTTGCTTTGTAACCGGAAGGAGTGCGATACACGACTGCAGTGTTATTTGAAATGTGACCTCCATAGTATCCGTAACTTGGATAGTAGCCAATTGGGTAACGGTAGAGAATTGGAGTGTACCCGTAACCGTAGTCCATGTAAACTCCGTCTTGTCCAGGGCCACTGTTGTAGATCGGATAGCGATGTGCAGGTTCCCTTCTGCACGAAGCGATCGATACGGCAAGGAGGCTTAGTGTGATGTATTTTGTGCTTTTGCGCATATTAGTTCTTTGATACTGTTATGAATAGCTGATAGTGTTTCGGATGAGTGATAACTGTGTCTAGGTAGTAGGTTTCAGTCTTAGTCTGTTCGTCGCCGTCATCATCGATGTATTTGTAGGTATTCTCGGCAGTTTTATCCGTTTCAAGGGTGTCACGGGTCATGCCGAGAGAAGGTATTGAATCGAGGTGAGTGATCACCTTTACAAGATTTCCCGAGTTGTCAAAGACGGAATCTACTAGGTAGACTAGCGAATAGGGACAGTCGCAGTTGACTTGGCCGAGGTTGATTACACAGGCACTGTTGTGACTCACCTGGATCGTGGCATTGGGATTTTCAGGTTCAGAATCATCACATGATGATAGCAGGGTGCATGCAAATAGTGCAGCACAAATTAGGACTTTTTTCATTTTATTAGTATTGAGTTATTTGATGTGGTATGAATCTTGATAGGTTATCGGTGATTAGGGTTCGGCTCTCGCGTATTCCCATTCCAGCGCTTTCTCCGCCGATCACCCAGCTGCCAATGATCGGGTAGTTTCCGTCAAAGTTAGGGATATCTTGCAGCTTTTGGTAGACATATCCCTCTTCGCCGTACTCTCCATCAGAGACTTCAGTCTCTACTGAATTTCGATATATTGTGATGTTCGCACCTTCCCTAGAGTAGATTGGTTTTTTCACATAATCAGTCATTCCGTTTGGAGAGTCAAAGTAGCACTCGAGCAGGTTAGGATGGTCGGGATCAAGTTCCCAAAGGATCGGTAGGATACCCTTGTTGGAAAGGATCGCCTTCCAGGCAGGCTCTATCCACTTTGATTTAAGAGAGTCGTTCGCGATGTTTGGACCAAAAGCTTCTCCCATAAGCCATTCCCAAGGATAGAGCTTAAAAATATTCTTTATCTCGGTGTTGTCCAGGTCGACAAAGAATTTTCCAGCATCGTCCCAGCCAATTTCATCGATATAGATGAATTTAGTGGTCAGGCCGGCCTGGTGAGCAGTGTCTCTTAGGTATTCGACTGTTGTGTAGTCTTCTATCGATTCACGAACGCAAGTAAAATAGACAGTCTCTCCGCCAAAGTACTCTATACAACCGTTCCAGTAGTCTATTAGCTTTTCATGAATGGAATTGAATTGGTCCTGGTCTTTAGCTACTTCCTGTAACCAGTACCACTGCACGACGGCAGCCTCGTATAGCGAAGTTGGAGTGTCGGCATTGAATTCGAGCATCTTGGGTTCGCCGGACCCGGTGTAGACGAGGTCAAATCGACCGTAGAAGGACGGTTCCTCCTCGTTCCAGGATCTCTCAATCAATGGGATGAGGTTTGGGTCAATGTGCAGTCTGTCGTATAGCTTATTATCAATGACGTGCTGAACTGCTTTGAGGCAAAGATTAAATAAACTATTAGTTGCATCTTCCAGTTTATAGATCTCCTTCAGCTGAAACTCATAGTAGGCAGACTCGTCCCAGTAAACGTTGTTTAGCGAGTGGAACTCAAAGGAGATCTCCTCCAATTTCTTTATATGGTCCTCGCGGACTTGTGTTTGGACTCTCTTCATCAGATTCCGTGGTTTTTAAAGTGTTTCTTTAGAAAAAGGTAATGGTTAGAGTGCCTGATCGGATGTTGCTCTTCCAAAAACTCGTCGATTTGCAGTAACATGAAGCCGACGTGCGTCTCAAATGGGTCAAACTCAGGCTCAGTTGTGACTCTACTTTCTACTAGAACTTCGCTTTCTTCTTTTAAAACTTCGATTGGTTCAGGATCCGCTTCAAACCAACTTGAATTGTATATGACAACTGTGTGATGATTCTTCAATGCCTGTATTGCAGTTAAACCATCGCTAGGTCTTTTCCAGGTTTTATATGGATATGGCATGTTATTTTACTTGTATGATTGAACAACTAGAGGAACCTCGGTACACCATTAAGTGAACCGTGTCGTCGACTGTGACGTAATTGAGACCCAACTTAACCTCTTCCGAAATGTGCCGTATCTTTACGTTAAGCTGGTGCTTGACTTCGGGCTCAGGTCGAGTTATAAAGTAATACAGTCCACAAAAAGCAGCCGTGAAGTATAAGATCAGTAGAATAATAAGTCCCTGCGGTTTCATTTTATTATTTTTCTTTTATAGGTGACGTAAAGAGGTCGATTAGGTAGTCAAATAAAGGCTTGAGTTTATGATTTTCCCGGTAGCCAAGTGAGTTGATGAAATTCTCGTTTTCTTTTAGGTAGACTTCAAACATTCGAGACTTTGTCATTTTTCCGTACTGCACGTTTGCGATACGGTCGCAAAGCTTAACAAATACTGCGCCTGGAGTGTTTCGGATCCCTTGGTAGTACTTTTCATTTGCGCGTTCTTTGCGATTCTTGCCCTTTTCATTGGTGACTGCATAGATGATGTCGGCAGCTTCCATTCCAAGGTAAGTCGAGACATCGTTATATGAAGTTCGGGTGTCCTCTATTAGATCGTGTCCCCATGCAGCGGTTATGCAGGCACTTCTAAGAGTCACCGTCGTTTCATATCCACGGTCATATTCCTTTTTGCCGGTAAAATAGTCGACTTCGTCATCCAGGAGGTGCTTAAAATCTTCAGCGACGTTTGCTACCATTCTAAGATGAAAGCTATAAGGAAGATATTCGTCATAATAATGCTTTGTCATTTCATGTCGAGATATTATCCATTCAATATTTTTGAGATTTGCCATTTTCTTAATTTATGAATTTCAATTATTTATAGTAGTAGTGATTTGTTGCCTTGTGTTGTGCGATGCACCACTCTATTTTTTATACATGGGACAATTTTTCTTTTGGTTAACAAATAGTCATAAAGATTTCGATTGTACTTACCGAATTGGCCAGCAAAGAGGTCTCCATCGTATTATTATGATACTATAGAATCTTCTGCTATTAAACTGTGTGGTCAATTCTCACTCTGACGCAAGTCTGAGGCCTGTGCAAGTTCATCAGAAAGTTATTGATGTAACCCATGATGTTGGCAGACCCTATTGGATTTGCCGAGTGAGTGTAGACAGTCGGAAAGCCAATGTCTGGCGCCTTTCTTATGTAGGCTGACTCAAGGTCATGCGAGTCTAGCCAGAAATCTATAAGCCACTTTGCACAATCATACCCGGTCTTTTCCTTTATGTTAGCGTAATTGAGAGCGTAGTTAGGAGACACATTTGTGTAGTACTCTTGCATCGCAGAGTCTCCCAGATCGTGATCCAGCGAAACTGTTTCTATATTCTCTATTCCCAATTGCTTTACCTTTTCTACGAACTCGTCGTAGCTTCGCACCACGATCCAGTCAGGATCAAGTGGAGTTCGAACGTCGTCTAAATATATTTTATGCTTCATAATGAAGATTATACTACGCTTCAGTACTTCGTTTTAAATTTGTAACCAAATTGAAGAATAAATAACTAAAAAAGCAACAGCTATGTCTGATAGAGTTTTAAATTTTTCTGAATTCTTTACCAAGTATTCAAAAGAGGGACAGGACGGGGCCGCAAAGCTTGATAGTATCGAGACTGCCGCTTCAAATTTTGAAAAAGGGTTTGACGATCAAACATATGATCAAAAACCAATCGGACCTAATCGTCAGATCGCAGGATCAACTGAAGTTGCGCCTCCTCAACCTGGAGAAGAAGGTGCTCCCGCATTTAGTGCAGAGATCGATGCAGATTTAGAAGCACCAGAAGAACCAAAGGAAGAAAAAGATAAAGAATCTCCTGAACCTAAGAAAGAAGAGAAAGAGGAGAAAAAAGAGGAGGACGAAGACGATACTCCTGAACCAGAAGCTGGAGCTAATCCCAAGAAAGAAAAGTTAGCTGAAGCCCTAGTTATGGGATTTGGCGAATTTATAAATGAATACCACCACGAAGACTTTGAAGAAGACATGGACGACTCTGGTGAATATAGCGATTTCGATAACGATTTTGACAATGACCGTGACGAGCACCTTCTTGGACTTAATCCATTCGACGAAGATGATGAGGACACAGAGGAAGAAGTTTGCCCAAACTGCGGCGAACCGATAAGATTCGATGAAGAGTCTAATGCGACCTGCGGTTGCAACATGTAAAAACCAAAGAATTAATGCAAAACATTATTATCTCTTTCTTTACAGGTGTGTTGGGTCCGATCGTCGTGTTGTTAATCAAGCACTACCTTGAATCAAGAAAGAAAACAAAGGACCCACTAAAAGAGGCAGTAAACAATGCCGATATTATATCATCAGAACTTGAAGTTATTATGGAAGATTTTGAAGCAGATCGAATATGGATCGCCCAATTTCATAATGGTGGACACTTCTATCCTACTGGAAAGTCAATACAAAAGTTTAGTCTCCTATTTGAATTAGTAAGACAGACTAAGGATTCAATTAGAAACTCATTCCAGAACATACCAGTAAACCTATTTAGCCGATTTTTTGCAGGTCTCTTAAAGGACCAGTTCATCTGCATCTCTGATTACACTGATGAAAAGATCGCAACATATGGATTAAAGTATATCGCTCAAGAAAACTTAACTAAGAGCTCTTATATCTTTGCACTAAGATCAATGGACGATAAAATGATTGGCGTCCTTGCTCTTGAATACACTGCAGGAACTCGCAATCTTAACGCTGACGAGATTATTAAACTTAGACTTGAAGCGGCAAAGATCGGAACCATCTTAATGACTCAATTATCTCAAAAATGATAGTAGAAAACTTTTTACAATTCATACAATCAGCTGAATTAAGTCAGTTACCGGACATTGCCAATCGATATGGTGCGAATCCGGTAAAGATGACCAGGTCAAATAAGCAAATGCTTAAAAGGTACGCAGACCTTTGTCGAGCTTACTCATCGTCGTCATCAAAATCGTCATCGTCAAAATCGATGTCAGGACTGCCATAAACTAGAGGTATCGCATCTGATTCCCAATTAAGTAAAACGTCATCTAATTCTTCGCTTACCATTATTAGGGTTTGAAGGTCTGCCTTTGGATCTTCATTCACTGCATTTAGCGTCTTGTTTTTAATAGACTCTAGCTTCTTTAATATTACCTCTTCGAGTGTCGCTCTAACTTCATTTTTCATGATCTTTTATATCACAAAAGCTTGGAGGGTTTTAGATAAATAATAAAGACAAAAAACCGTTTATTTAAAATGAAAGACTATACCGTAGTAAGAAGACTCAATGAGCAAGACATGATGCCTGCAGCACCTCAACCCGCTGAGCCACAGGATGCAATGCCAGCAGCACAAGTTGCTCCGCCTGCGCCAATCGCACCTTTTCCAGGACAAGAACCAGCACAGCCTGCTCTTCCAGCAGAGGGAGAATCACACGTTCCAGTGGACCCAATGGTAATGACAGTAAAAGACTTCTTAGAGAAGTGTAAAGAAATCGATCCACTTGTTTGTATGGGAATTGAGACATTCATACAGAGAAACGAAGGATCTTTTGGAATCGACCAGATTCACGGAGACACCGACATTACCTTTTCTAATGCAATAGGACACTCACAGCCACCGGCTCACGTTCAACCAGTTGCAGTAAACCAAACTAATGCAGACTTAAATTTTCCAGCGTAATGGTATTGGGATTCGATAAATATCTTAATGAAACCATTGGGGCAGACTCGATGGAAAGGGATCCGGCAGACCTTGTTCTGCATCCGGATATTCAGCGATCTAGCGCTCTAATGTTTAATGCAGGAACTTCTGGGACGATTCCAACCCAGTGGAATAATTCACCATTCCTAAGCGGAGGTAGATTAACCAGCGCATTTGGATTAAACCCAAAGCAGAAGAAAAAGAAGGTATTGTCGTATCACGAGTTTGTAAAATCAAGTAAAAAATTCTCTAAATAAATGGGATACGTTTCAACATTTAATAAGTTCATAAAAGGCGAAGAAAAAAAGAAGCTAGAAGCAGGTGCCAATCCTTCTATTGAAGAACAGGCAGATCCTGCTCAAACGACTGATGCTAATTCACAAGATGTAGGAGCACCAGCTGCAGGTCAAAATCAGACGGCTACTCCGACTCCGCAAAACACGAGCGTCGAGAGCAACCCTGCAGTAATTTCAGCAAGACAGGCAGTTGCACAAGCAACAGAAAATCGCGATAAAGTAATTGCTGCAAAACAGGCAGAGCTTGATAAGCTAAAGGCTGATCAAAACACGCTCGTCAACACAAAAGTGTCAGACCTCAATAAAGCGATAGCTGACGCCGCAAAAACACCAGCGCAACCTACAGCATGAAAATCATAAAGTCATATCAGCAATTTGTAAACGAGGCGACAAAGGAAGTTGTGTACCCTACCAACTTTAAGGGAATGGTACAGAGCACTCTTTCTAGCATTTACACTTCGGTAATGGCGATTGCGCAGGAACTTGCTAATGAAAAGGCAGCAAGAAATCCAAATAGGTATGATGGAACCATTTCAGATGTTGACGTCACCAGAGCAATGAATCTTGTGTTTCACAGCGACTGGAAAAAGAAGCTAAAGAAAAAAGCGTTAGGTCAGATGTTGCACGGATCTATGGAAAGAGCTGAAAAACAGGACACAGTAGTCGCAAAGAAGAATCAAAGAGCGCTAGGCAGAATGTCCGGAGACAAGGAGTTTAATCTTGACGTTGATAAGTCTAGCGTAAGATTTAGCGATGACCGATTAGGAGGAGGGCCAGGATCAAATCAATAAATTTAATATGAGCGAGATAGAATTAATAGAAGACATAAATAACGAGATTACGTTCTCAGGTGCACTACCGTACTCACTACCGCAAAAGGAATTACAGCGTATACTTACAAACGACACTAGATTCTTTTGGGATAACTGGAGACACGCAGTAGAGAGCAAGTATTTGTTACTACCTCTTGAACTTTTTCAGAGCCAGTATTTTAAGAAGATGCGTCAGATCCAGCTGCCGGACTGTGTTCAGTTTGTAGTAGATTTTAAAGAAGCAAAGGGAGGATCTCTTTTTGCTACGCTGGATAGGGACTTTGCAGAGCAAAAGTTTATTGGTTCTGAGATCTATCTTACACCCTTTGTTGGAGAAAGTATTATGTATAGAACGGTTATTTTCTCGTTTCTTGATCTTACTAAAAGCATGATGATCGATACGATAGCATACGATTTCAATAAAAACTCAAAGCGACTTGGAGTAATAGGTCGTACTCCAGCTACCGCAGCAGTCGTTCGTATCTGGAAGAGGCTCGAACCGGAAAGTCTGTATGATGACGAAATGTTTCAGAGATACGTCCGTGCTCACGCAAAAGTAAGACTTGCACACATGTTGCAGTCGTTTGGATTTACTCTCCCAGGAGACGTCACAATAAACTATACCAACATGGTAACAACTGCTGAAAAGGAAATGGCAGATGTTGTCACGATGATGAAGGGAGAAAATACGACAGATTGGCTTTACTTGGCGCATTATTAATCACATGTCACCGAAGAGAAACAAAATATCGACCCTAGGCAGTGCAAATAAGATACACCGCCAGAAACTCAATCGATTGGACAAGATCGCAGTGTGGATCACCAATCATGTTGGATCCATGGGATTTTTTCTTATTATTTTTACCTGGACCGTCTGCTGGTTAAGCTGGAACACCTTTGCTCCAATTAACTTAAGATTTGATACCTATCCAGGATTTATCTTATGGCTCTTTATTTCAAACATGATCCAGATCTTTCTTATGCCTCTCATCATGATCGGTCAGAACGTGCAGTCAGCCCATGCTGAGACTACTGCCGAAGCCGATTACCGAGTGAGCGTGCTGACTGAAGGACTTATTGAAGAGCTAAACCAGAAAGCGGATCGACAGGAGGAACTTTTACACGAGATCATACAAAAAATAGAAAGAGAAAAATCGTAATAAATAAAGTATATGGCACAATTACGTGATTTCTACCTAGGCAATACCGCAGATCCAGGATACGATCCAAATAGACTTGAAGTTTACGATGATCTTGAGGAGACCTTGCAACAGACCAAGATGACGCTTTTCACCAATAAAGGCGAAGTTCTTGGAGAATATGATTTTGGATTACAGGTAGAAAAGTACCTTTTTGAATTTACTATAGATCCGTTCTCCCTTTCAAAGGAGGCAAGCGGACAAATCAATAAATACGTAGGTAGCGCTAGAAAAAGAGCGATCACCGTAAATCCTGCAAGTTATGCAGATTCCAAATCAAACAGGGAGATATTTGTCCTATTGATAGACATCCCTGAATTGACCTCTCCCCTTTCTATTTTTTACGATTAAAGTTGACCTGCGCCTTTTACTTCTCCGCCAGCTAGGGTTTCTTCACCCGCAGCTGGAGTTTCTGCAGGTCTAGCTGCTGGCGCGCCGCCTCCACCTGGAGGAGGAGCTGCCGCACCAGCATCACCGTGTTCAACTGGCTCGTCTTTAAATTCCAACCATTTCTTGTTAGACTCAATCTCGTCCTCATTGAGTTTTAGAGTTTTTCTTACAAGGTATTCAGTAGAGTAGTAAGGGGTTCCGTCATCATTCATAATGCCTTTCTTAGCAGTAAATGCAGCGATACGCTTAGCTTCAAGCTCGTTTTCTTTCATCTCTTCAAACACGTTATCGTTGTTGTAGTTTATACCCACAGCATTTTTAAACTTGTAGTCATCAGAGATCTCTGGAAAATCAAGATACATTTGTAACCTTACTGGTTTATTGATGAGTTCTGAGAATGCAGAACGAAGACGCTTTATAAATTTCTGGTAACGAATCTCCTCTCGGCTAATACCTTCAGCGTTTAGGGTAAATGCACCCATACCACTTTGTCCTTCCCAACGGGAATAAGGTATCTTGGAGTCCATTTTCAGCTTCTTATAGAAGTAGTTAAGCAACTCAGAACCAGAAAGGTTTGGTCCAGGGATCTGCATAGGTTCGATCTTAACGGCCTGATTCTGATCGTTCACCGGAACAACATAGTTCTTATAGAACATCATGTTAGGATTACCCTGAACAGAAAGCTCGCCGGTGTCTCCATTGAAGTAGATGTCCTCCTTCAGCAAGTTGAGAAACTCGCGAACGTCCTCCTGTGCTTTCTGCATGCTCTTGGTTCCGGTAGGAACTGTTGTCGTAAGTCGAATAGGCGCATTCATTACGTGCCAAATAACTTTACTGTGCTCGATGATTCGCATCAGGTTGAAAGAACGAATGAGACGTTCTACGAAAGATACCCTCTTGGTCTTAAAGTGATTTGCATATGAGATGTAGATCACCTGTGAGTCGTTAAGTATTCTAGTGCCGCCGGTCGTTGGATCGAACTGCAACCACTGGAGGAACAGCTTGCCCTTTGCGTCCTTTTGAAGTTGTGGAGCAACGCTTGCTGGGTCCATCTCCTTGAAGCCGATGATCTCGGTTGGTTTTTCCAAATTGTCGTAGATGATCTCAAAGGCAAGGTGACCCTCTATCAGGAACTGAAAGGCATACTGCCAAGCGGAAATACCCTCGCCGAATCCCCAAGCATTGTAGATCTTTTCAAAGTTGTCGTGGTACTTGGAAACTACTCTATCTTGAAAGTTCAAACGCTCGTCCTTCGTGCTTCCGCGATACATTATCTTACCGGTAAGATCCCTAGAGTAGCAAAATCGGTTTTCCTCGTCGTACACGATCATGTCGTCAACGATCGTCTCCAAGATAAACTCGATCTCACCGTTTGCGGCAACGTCCCTTAGCCTCTCCCTCTTTACTGCGTAATCTAACTGGAAGAAAGCAATGGCTTTAGTTCTCAACTGAGAGGTAGTGTCGGCGATCGCCATCGAAAAACGAAGCAGATCGTTATCACTGCTGATCTTATTAGACCTGGTCATTAGCTGGCTTTCGATAAAACCAATCGCTTGCGAATTTTTAAGGAGCAAGTCCTCGTACTTGGTACCGAACTTACTTAATCCTTCAAGAGCGCTTCCAGCTCTGCCTTTTTTTACGTCCAAAAATCCTGCCATAGTTATGTAAATGTATTTGTTATAAAGTCTTCGTAGATCTCTTGCAAGTTGATAGTTTCAGGAAAGAGACCCATACTAGTAAACCTGGGTTTTATTAGCTTGCCAAAGTTATCCCAGTCTATCAAACGGGCTTCAGCAATTAGGTCCATGTTATATTTATTTATCGCGTAGTTAAAGTTATTAGCTCCAACAAGTCTGGCAAGTAAGCCAGGAGGAATCATGTAGAACCTCAAATCAAGAGTCCTGCGCTCTTCGAGTGGAATGAGCTTGCCGTCGCGGTAGAGATTAGTGAGCCCGCTTGACATCGCAAAAGCGTAATAGGCTTCAAGTATCTTGGCTGCAGCTTGCGGTGGGATCACCTTAAGGTTAAGAATTAGAGCAGTCTCCTTCCAGTTGTCGTGGTATAGCATGAGTCCCAAAGGATAGAGATCGTAATAGGGTTTACCATCGCTGATTATCGGCACGACCCTCTCATTAAGGTCTACGACTGGACTCACCGCTTTTAACTGATAAAATCTACCGGGCAAGACTTGTGGCCGGGTCTGAACGATACCCTTGTCCATCGCTACTTGGTATAGTGTAGAGGTACCGTTATTCTTTTCTATTTTATCAAAGGTTAGCACTAATATTTAGTCTTTAGCTATTTTACACATTCTTAAAGAGAAAGTTCTCTGTAATGATGCCAAATCGCATATCATTTTTTGCAGCGTAAGCTTTTGCTGCGTCAAACTTGGCACTGTTTACTATAAATGCCTTTGCGTGTCGAGCGTAGTTTAGGGTCTGCTTCTCGGTCAGTCGCTTTGGGGATTCAGGCGGAGTCAAATACTTGTTTGGTTTTATTTCAATAAGCCATTTGGTGGCAGTGCCGTCCTGGTTTAGGGTCTTGATGTAACAGTCAATCCAGTAAGTGCTTTCCTTCTTTAGGATGGGATTGTAGTATTTGATTCCGACGGGTTCTGACGAGTACTCTACTATTCTGGGATCACCATCGCACGAGTTTAAGAACTTAAATTCCCAACTTGATCTGTATATGATCTTGGCAAGATCGCCTCGATACTTTTCCGGATTCTTAGGAGTAAAGTAACCCTGCTGAACTCGGCCGTTCTGAGGTTTTAAAAAATCGTGGATGTTACGTTCCTTCTTCATATTATTATATATCCAAAATAAAAAAGGAGCCCGCTGGGCTCCTTCTATAGTTAGGATGATACTCTATTATCCGATATGCTCTTCTATAAACTGGTCAGCCTCTTCTGGTCCTAGTTTACCAGACTCGACTAGCTTTAGTATGAGAGCTGCAAATGCAAGCTTTTCTGGAACGGTCTCTTCGTCCATCTCAATGTCGTTGTTTTCAAAGGACTTGAGCAGGTCTTCATATGATTCTTTAGCAGCAGCTTCAACCTCTTCTTCAGATCCAACAAGTTCAACGAGTTTGTCGAGTGCAGCCTCATCAAAGTTTAGTTCAGGTTCAGTAGGATTTGTGCCCATTGAATAGGTGTGACCGTATTCGTTTATCGTCATCAGCTTGATCATTTCAATTTAGTTTTTATTATTTATCACCAGTCACCGAGCGCCCAGTCTGTAATATCTTCTGGAAAGTTTGGATTTTCTTCCGCTGCTTCACGGACGATTGAGTCCGGATCGCTTGCCAACTGGACTAGGATCTCCTTTGGAGTGTTCGGGTTATTGGCTACGCCCTGTCTCACTTCATCGTCTTCATCCCCTGCAAGCTGGACTAGAGTTTCAGCTGGCGTGTTTGGGTTCCCGGCGACTCCTGATCGTACCGTCCAGTCAGGGTCTGACGCTAACTCTTGTAGAGTCTCAGCTGGAGAGTTTGGGTTCTCAGCAAGGTCAATTCTATCACGGACTGAAAGTTCAGTCGACTCTAGTAGGAATAGAGGATATGACTTGACGTGTAGCATATGATTTTATTTATCACACGGATAAAATATCAAAAGCTGAGACTGAAAAGTATTGATTTACAAAGTCATTGAATTTACTAAAGGAGAGGGCAGGATCACGCAAGATCAGGAATCTAAAAAGATCATTAACGTCCTTTATTGATTTGATCTCTTTGCTTGAACTTGGATATTTGTTCTTTAGATCCTGTAAAACTGTGCCCCATAAAAATACACGATAGCCTTTGGTCAGAAATGCGATTGACTGCTCACGGCCGGCCTTGTCGTTATCAAAGAAGATTAGGGCCTTTTCCTTGGATATGAGGTTCTCCATTAGAGCCTTGCTCTTGGTTACCCCAGTGGTCGCGATAGAATTGCTGAGGAACATTGAATCGATCTGACCCTCGACTATAATAATGGGCTTGGAAAAATCAACGTTAAGTATGTTGAAGTAGTTGTTGATCTGGTCGACTTCTGCAATAAATTCGTCTAATAGTTCCCGAGCTAGCCCGTTTCGCTTGAGCTCAGAATAACCCTTGATATTGTATTTTGGACCGGGCGCAGAGTCGTCTATTTTTCGTATCGCAAAACCCAATACTCGGCCCGATCTTATGTCGAGGTTGAATATGTAGACTTTGTCTTGCCTAGAATCGTAGTAACAACACTTTTCAAATATCGGTAACCGATTGATCTTGCGCTTTTCGACAAATCGACCGATTGGACTTTCTGGTTCAGCTTCCGAGCATGGGACCAGAGAAAATCGTGAAACGATATCCTTTAGTAGCAAGAGGCTTCGTCCGACCTCTCGATTTATTAGGAACTCAATAAGGAAGCCCTTCTTTTTTACGGATACTTCGGGCTTGAACTCTACCCTTTTGGGAGCAATCGACGGTACTGTGAGATTGTACTTTTCGGCAAAGTAGGCGACGAATTTATCGAGCCTGACCCACACCATGCAGCCGTCATTGTAGCACTTGTATGTCTGGGTCTTGAGGTAAAGGTTACCTCTCTTTTTGTTTGGATCCCTGGCCGAGTCTCCACAGTATGGGCAGGCAAAATTTATCTTGTCGGAGTCCGACTCATATATCTCCTGCTTGAGCGGATCGTTTGGAAACCTCTTAGTTAACACAGACTTACAAAACTTAAGCACCGATTCGTCTGTGTCTAGGTTAAAATTACTCATCGTCAGAGTCATCATCTTCTTCCTCCATTTGTAGTGCTAGTTTCTCTTTCTTCTTGTTCTTCTGTTTAAGATACTTTTCTAGCTCAAACTTGGGAACGATTACAGAGTTTAGCCCGTATTTTGTAATAGTCGCGAGATATTCCGGAAAGTCAGTCTCACTGATGTCGGCGTCAGGATTTCCAATAATCTTCCAGAATTTTTGAGGAGTCTCAATGTATTCAAGAGTATCTTCGTCCACGACATAGAGCGGAAACAACTGGTCGTCAGTCAGTTCTTTCTTGGATTTGACCTTGACGACCTCGACATTTCTCTTAAGAGTTATGTCGATTGAGCTGATCTTCATTGCTGTAAGAATTCGGTTGATTGGTTCGACGATCAAAACAAAGAACTGGTAGTTCTTATCGATCGGTGGCGCGACTTCAGTCGGAAAGTTTTCTGGGGCGTATGCGAATACGTCAAAACCATACTCGTTTTCAGGAGCACAGTGGTAGAACTTGATCTTTTCCTTCTCCCGGATCGGGGTGTACTTTTTATTGAGTCCAGTCTTTAGTAAGAGGTGGTTGTAGTAGGAAGCAGCTCGACCGTAGATTGGAATACCCTTCTTTAGTTTTAGGGTCTCTTCGTCTTCAACATATTTATTGTAGACAGTCACCTTAAAGTTGAAAGCTACCTCGTTTATGCTTAGCTTCTCAAAATCTTCACGAAGCTTCTTTATTTTTGGAATTAGGTCCTCTTCGAGGTTTAGAGTCTTTCCTATTTCTAGCATGAAACTAGTTAGCTTCTTTAGGTTTTCTCGAGCCCAGTCAGGATAGGACGATTTCACGGGCTCAAGTCCCTTGATTATGAGAAACCGCTTCTCTTTTGGAATGAGTTCCATGTTAGGATTGGGCTCATATGCAACCTGGATGGCATAGTTCTTCTTCTTTAGCCAAATACCGTATTCGGAAAGGTTCTCAAGCTTAAACTTGAGTCGATTTTTCGTATTAAAGATCTTGCCGTACTTTTCAAAGCACTGGTCAAAGTACTTGGAAAGCCTAAAGTTATCGATCGCAACACACATCTTTAAAGCCTCTTCTCGGGTAAACTCGGCACCTTGGATAGAGCTTATTGCCGAATCGAACTGCACATAAATAGAGTCAGTGTCAGTATAGATCGCAGCTTCTGCCTCGATCTTGGATATTTTATACTGGTCGATTCCCAAAAGAGCGTGCAGTTCAGTGTCAAGGTGCCACTTTTCTTGAAAGTAGTGGTTTACTGCTCGTATGCTGAATTTGATGAGATCTTGGCCCTGTAGAGTGATCGACTGGGCTATGTCTGGGTTGTAAAAGTAGAACCACTTGTTTCCAAAAGCTCCATAAATAGAGTTAATAAGGATCTTAATCGCATTTTGCTTGAGGTCTAGCTTTTTTATCTGTTTTGACTTATCTTCCATGAATGGTTATACTTTAAAGATTGGCGAGAGTTCCTATATATCTTCATATTTAGGACTGATTTTAATTCAATTAAATTTAAAAATTATATGAGAGATCCCTTGGGACAGAGTGATCCACTTTTACTAATAATACACAATATTTGGGCAAATTTAAGTTTGAATTTTATTTTCTAAGAGAAACGGTGAAAACGTGTCAAACCATTACAGGATAAATAATAAAAAGGAGTTTGGAATGAGTGAAGAAGATTCACTAGATGAAACTTCAGAGGTGTCGGAGGTACTTCCCTTCATGGAATCCTTCCCATTCGATGAATATGAGATCGTGGTCGAAGATCAAGACGAGACTCGTACTGCCGACCTTGGAATCACGCCAATACTCATCACTGCACTTGGAAAACTAGAGCTGGAAAAAAGAGTCCACTTTCTCTATGCTGAGAAAGGATCGAAAATGATGGTCAGCTTCTTTGTGGAAGATCTTAAATACATTTACGAAAACCAGGGAAAGATTGAAAAGCTGGACTCAGTCAGGGAAGACCTTGATGCAGGACTAGCAAGCCCAGACTTTGGCGTCAAGATCAAGAAGATAAGGGTCGGAAACTCATTTAACAAGCTGCTCGACTCAAAGATCCTAAACTCGCCAGTCTTTGAGGGAGTTATCCAGGACCTGTGCAGCATAAAGGACACAGCACTACCTTCAGACGCGATACTTGCGTTACAGACTCTTAAATACAACAAAGCTTTACAAAAGGAATTTACCGCAAGGTCAAAGGAAGTAATCGACCTTTACCTTAACTTTCAACTGCATTACTCTAAGATCATATTAGGAATAGTAATTGCAGCAAAAATACACTAACACCATGGCAAAAACAAAGAACAGACTTACAAAAGAGGAACAGATGGACCTGGAAGATTGGAACCAGGAGAGAAAGAGCCTTAAGACGAAGGCGACGATGCAGAAGAAGATAGAAATAAAATGTAAGTCCAAGGCCCAGAAGGACGTGATTGAGACAATTGAGAATAACTACATCTCAATCATCACCGGTCCTCCGGGAACGGGTAAAACCTACCTTTCTTGTGCCAGAGCCCTAAAATACATAAAGGATGAGGGCGGTACATATCGCAACATCATCCTTATAAAATCAGTTAACGTGCCAAAGAATGAGGAGATAGGGTACTTAAAGGGCACGATGGAAGAAAAGATGGAGATGTACATGTATCCATTTATCCATAACTTTAATGAGATAATTGGTAATCAGGCAACTGAAGAGCTTCGAATGAGCAAGACGATAGACATTCTCCCGATCAAGTTTGCGCTTGGTGTGACTCTAAAAAACTCAATAGTCCTCATTGACGAGGCTCAGCAAATAGCAAAGGACGATCTGCACACGCTAATCTCCAGAATTGGAGAAAACTCCAAGCTTATATTTCTGGGAGACATCAAACAAAAGTCGGTAAATAAGGGCCAAAAGAGTGCGCTTGAGATCCTGATAAAACACTTTGCTGGAGAAGAGGGTATTGGCATCGCTGCTCTCACGGCAGACGACATTGTGCGTCACCCAATTATAAAGAGAATAGAGGCGATATTTGAGAAGATAGAAGAGGAGGAGAAGCTGAATAAATAATCCTATGATACAAGTCAAGTCATATTCAGACTTCATATTAGAATCGGCTAACCGTTCATTAGGGTACCGAAGAAACCTTGCTGAGAATCCGAACACGCCAGCCAAAGCTCTACAGAAGCTAGCGGAAGACCTGGACCCTGGTGTAAGATGGTACGTCGCTGAGAATCCTAACACGCCAGTCGACGCTCTACAAAAGCTAGCAGAGGACCCTGAAGTTGAAGTGAGAGAAGGAGTCGCCCGAAATCCTAGCACTCCAAAGGAGACTCTACAGAAGCTAGCAGAGGACCCTGATTCGGACGTGCGATGGGACGTCGCCGGGAACCCCAAAGCGCCTATCGAGACTCTACTCCAGTTGGCAAAGGATCCGGACTCTGATGTGAGGCGAGAGGCTAAAAATCACAAAAACTATCCTAATAATCTTGCCGACTTTCTAAAGTTCGACTGGCAATAAATAAACTTATGAAAACCTTCGTACACAGCTTTAATCAATTTTCTCTTAATGAGATGGCAATTCGCCCAAGAAAGGAAATGCACCGCCCTGAAAAAATAGAAATAGACTTAAATGGACCGGACGGCAATGCCTTTGCCCTAATCGCTCTTGCTAAAAGGCTATACGCAAAAAAGTACCCCGATCAAGTAGAAGGATTTACGACATCTAGGCTCGCGCTAAATAAAATTGATCCTTCTGTGAAACTGCCAAGTCCACAAGAAGTATTTATAGATAGAATGACGTCCGGCGATTATGAAAATCTAATTAAGGTGTTTGACGAAGAGTTTGGTGATGTTGTGACTCTTTACCGATAATCTAAGAAACTGACGGCAACTCGATCTAACTAATAAAAATCTAACCCGTCATGTACCTAGAAGGAGTAATCATCTGTGTCAACTATTCAGACTTTCTTGCACACACTCTTCCCCATAACAAAATACATTTTGATAGGTTAGTCATAGTCACTGACACTAAAGACGTTAGGACTAAGAAGCTTTGCGAATATTATCACGTTGAGTGCATACAAACTGATGAATTCTACCGAGGAGGCAATCGATTTAACAAGGGTGCCGGCATAAATGTTGGCCTTGCAGCTCTTTCTAAAAGAGACTGGGTGTTACACCTCGATGCAGACATGTACTTACCACCGCTCACTAGATCAATACTTAATAACTTGCCTTTACAAAAAGACAAGGTGTATGGAGCAGATCGTCTCATGTGTCCTTCATATTCTGAGTGGATGAAATTTATGGACTCACCTCCAAAGATCCAGGAAGCCTGGATCTACATACACTTGACGGCTTTTCCGATAGGAGTCAGAATTGCCGAATATGCAAACCTGCATGCAGGCTACGAGCCGATAGGCTTCTTTCAATTGTGGAATCCAGAAGGATCTGGAGTATTTGATTATCCAGACGAGCACGGATACGCCGATCGAACCGACGTGTTACATATAAAGAGGTTTCCTAGAGAAAGAAGAGAGCTCCTACCTGAAATAGTGACAATTCACCTCGATTCAGAAGGACTTGGAGTAGCTGAAATGGGTAAGAACTGGAACGGTAGGGAGACTGCGATATTTGGATACGATAACCGCGACTATTCCAAGTCTTGGACAAGGAGACAGATTGACAAGATCGTCTCAATTAAGAGGAGGTTGAGGTCGCCTCTTCATCACTGGCTCGGTCTTTAAGCTTAGTCAAATTTATGTCACGTTTTGAGATCTCAAAGTTTTGCTCCACATAGATCTCTTCCCTTTCCTTTGAGTGCTTTACCATGTAACCGTCAAGCTGATCTACAAGATCCCAAATCACCACCTTAAACTTTTCAGCAAGCTTACGCATGCCTCGGCCAATCGACTGTCTGATCGTGATCTCGGCTTTAGTCGATTCTGCAAAAATGATGTGATGCACATTTTTAAGATCGATCCCTGTACTGAAGGTGCCGTCCTCAATAGGAGGCAACGATAATCGTTGCCTCCTCTTTGCCCTCCTTTATTGATGTTGGTTTTGCCATATTCAATTTATTTTTTTAAATGTCCAGCCTATTGTGTTCTGAACTTGTTTATTTTTTAAATAGTTTGAAGAAACCGGTTTTCCAGAATTTGTAAATTTTCTAACCAATGACGGAGAAAAATCAAACTCCCGTATCATTTCAATTAGTCCATCTCGATAATATGTTTCTCCAGTAGGTGAAATTATTTCAAGCTTTTGTAGATACTTTTTTCTGGACTTCATTTTTTCTTTAAAGTTATTATCTTCCCACTTATTTTTTAATTTTAAGCTTATTTTTTTCCTAATTTCGGGAGAACTTAATGTTTCCGTTATTTTTGCTTTAAATTTTTCTCTATCTTCAATTGATTTATTATCCCAATACTTTTTAGACCTAATTGACAGTTTACCTGGATTATTTTTTATCCATTCTGATATTTTCTTTGACTGGTGCAATTTGCGATCATCTGTCCATGAGTTTTTAGCAGAATTACAGAAATTCAAATATTGTGAGGTATTTGATTTAATTGATTTCCAAGCAGCTTGGCCGCGCTTCTTATGTTCATCAGTTGATGCATTAATCATATGATTGCGTCTAGCTTCTTTAAATTTTTCAAATTTTTCAGTATTCGATTTCAATTTTTTCCAACCAAAAATTGAAGCAGATGATATTAGCTCAGTATTTTTATTTAGTGGACTTTTCATGAAATTTAAAGTTCTCTGATTTTGTCTAGTCGGATATGCTTTAAATAATAACTCATGAGCTATTATATGGTTTGAGTATGTTAAGTTTACAATATTCCACTCGCAATTAATAAATTCACTAAATGCTGCTCGAGGTAAAATATGGTGCTTTTCGCAATATTCAGTAGAGTCAAACTGTGAAACTTTTTCAAAAACAAATGAAATATAATTAGATAGTGCATCATCGGATTGAGGTTTCCCGCACTTTTCTATAAATAAATTAAAAATTATTTGAATTTGAGAACACATATTGAATAGGTATACATTTTAATTATTTATTTTATGTTCTAAAATCCAGGAATCTAATATATCATCTTCATGAGTTACATCTTTTGCTTTCTTTAGCGTACCGTTAGTCAATGGAATCATATCACTAGACAAAACTGATACTTTAGTTTCATTAAACGTAAATTCAATATTATAATTTAATTCTTCCATTATGGCTTTATACTGGTCCCTGATCTCAGATTCAACTTCGCCGTCTATGTAAAAAGTGTTTAGATTCCACTTAAGGAGTCTCTCCTGTATCTTACGACCGTATCCGTTTTTAACATCGGAAAATAGGATCAGGGTATTTTTACCAAGCCCCTTTACGAGGGTATTGATGAATTCAAGTCTCTCCTTGCTTTCGAACAAATAATTACGCTCAATTGAGAGCATCTCACGGCCATAGTCCTTTGCGCTGTTATACATCTCAATGCCTTCCTTCTTTAGCTTCCAATACTGCTGAAGGTATGGATCGCTCCTGTCATAGTGTAAGTTTAGTATCTTTATTAGGACGTTTGGCGAATAGCCATGATCTATTAAGTGCTTCGCCGAAAGAGTCATGACCAGGGGGCCGACGTTTTCCTGGATTCTAAAAAAGTCAGAGTATTCTTCGTCAATTTTTGCAGTTCCAGAAAGTCCCAAGCGATACTGCCAGTTTGAGCTGTTGATTAATATCTCCCTAATCACATTGCCTCGAGATTTGTGCACTTCGTCCACACAGACGACGCTAAACTGCTTAAAGAAGCCCTTATCCATGTTCTGCAGGCTTTGATAGGTAGAGATGACGACTTCGCTCTCATCAAAAGTCTTTTGATTGAATTTATTATCTCCTCCGATTGAGCACACCTTCCATGGAGTCTTGCCGACTGAATAAAGTTCAAATTTTTCGGCAGTCTGACCTACTAGTGATACGTTAGGCACGATTATCAGTGATTTTGCCTTTGAATTTATCTTACGACCGTCCCTTAGAAAAGAATTGAATATGTAGAAGATGAGAGTCTTACCGGCAGAGGTAGCAAGTTCCTGGGTTGAGAACTTATACTGAATGGCACGGTACGCGCCCTCAACTTGATAGTCCCTAGGAGTGATCGGCTTTCCGTGTTCGTCGACTACTCCACTCAGTAGTGAGTTTACGTATTTTAGGTAGGCTTCACGATTGAGTCCCAGATTTAAGATTGAGTCTAAGCCTTCAATTTCACAGTCATGTCCGTGAGTAGCCGCAAAGTTGTAGATCTCCTTCCATAGTCCGACTGCAATGACACCTTCTTTGGTGATAAATGGATCTTTACCGTCCCATACTCCTCGGTCTACTAGCACATTGAACTTTGCTTTCTTTGACTTACGCTTGAAAAACGAAAAAAGCTCAATTCTTTCTGAATTGAGGTCGTAGTCAGTTAAAAGTATGGATTTCTGGTCCTTTGAGAGTTTAAACTTTAGCAATCATTGAGGATTATTTTAGAGTCCCAACGTTTTTTCAATATCCAGACGAGTTTTTATGCCAAATATGATGTTATCGATAGTTTTGATCGATTCGGTAAAAAATGAAACCTGATTTTCGAATATTTCAAGGTATTCCTTAGTCTCAGACGTTCTACCGTCAATCACAACAGTCTTTTCATTCGCTTGATAGCGAAGCTGTAAGTTATTTGAGAGTTTTTCCATCTCAAAGGCACGGCCTTCTCGATATTTGCGTCTAAGATTGGTTATGTGTTCAAGCAGAGTGTGATTGTCCTCCAATAGCCTCTGTCTAAGCGAAAGCATGTTCACCTGGGCTTCTTTGAGGGTCTTTAAATTAGACAGCTTCTCAACGTTTGAATAGATCTCTCGTGAAACCTCAGTGCGTTTCACTGCAAACTTTTTTGCTATCTTATCCTTTGCTGATTCTGGACTAATTTCTTTGTTTTCTTCCACCATAAAGCTTTAACAGTTTACATTTTATACTCCAGAAAGACAAAGAGTTTATTGATTAGTCGTTGAATTCGATAAAGCGATAAAAGGTCGAACCTATCTTAAAATAGTCCTCAGTTACAAAGTCTCTTTCCTCAATCGTTGAGATGATCTCGTTACCGAACTCACTAGAGCTGCCGTCTTGTGAGTATAGTGTCGCAGAATCCCTATTGGATTCACCAATTATAATCGCTTTTATTGGAAATTTCTCGTATAGCTTACGAACGTCTGACTCAGTGTCGCGGTCTTCCTCTAATGTGTAAAAGACTGAAGGGTACCTCACTCTCTTGCCGTCAAGATCCATGAATGCCGACTGCTTAATATAGTCTTGCGGTTTGAATGAGGATTCCAGGTAGTCCAAGTAACCTTGTTTGGTCCTAAATACGATAATCACAAAGGGTCTTTTCATCTGGATGGCATCACGGATTTCGCTCCATGTGTGAGTCGTCTCAGAGGATCCTGTTTTTATGTCATTTACGTATTCTTCAAATAGTTTTAGCAATCTTTGGGCCACCGGTCAAAACTTTTTATTATTTATCAATATAAAATAGTGTAAAAATTTTAATCATGCAACAAATCACTGAACTCAACCTATTTGATCTTGACGAAACCCTGATCCGAGCTCCAGGTTACACTAGCAAAAAGACGATTGAGCTCGCAAATCCAGAACTTAGCTTCAATTACCCATACGAGTATTACGATCATCCGACTTCGCTTTGCGAAGACACGCATAACATACAATTAATCGAGCCAGTCTATGATGTCTGGAAGGATTCTAGCGAAAATCCCAATTCTTTCTCAGCTCTAGTTACTCAAAGGGTCGAGGAATTGGAATCGGTTGTGAAAGGAGTGCTTAATAGAAGAGAAGTCGAGATGGATCGCTACTATTTTCTAAGCAGAAAGCGCAAAAAGCACGAAATTCTTCTTGAATTGATGAAAGAATTTCCAAAAGCCTCAAAGATAAGGATCTTTGACGACTCAGTCGAACAGCTGGTCGACTATTCTAACGCGATAGACCAGATCATCGACTCAAATCCTGAAATAGACGTTGAAGTATGGATAGTAGACAAGTCCAAGATATTTAGACTCACAAGCATTGGAGTTTTGGAATTTAAAAGAATCACTTTACTATGATAATTTTTATAGAGGGTCCACGAACAAGTGGCAAAACTCACCTCATCGACTCATTCTTTAAGCAAAACACGAATCCAAACGTGATGTACTATAAATTTAAGTTTGCAAAGTACATCGATGACTTGGGAATGAGGGATCAGGACTCAGGTCCAGGAGTGCACTACTTTAGCATCGCAAACGTGATGACTATCCTCGAGCTAAATGAGACAGTCTTTAAGGATAAGATTATTATATTTGATCGCTCGATCTATTCGGCCTACGTTTGGTCGATCTATCGCGAAAGAATGGAAAAGTGGAGATTGCTTACCGAGTTCGAAAGGTTGCTTACTAGCGATCTATATCATGACTGCGCACTAGTATATCTCACTCGCAAAGAGATGCCGGCTCCAGAAAAGAGAGGCAAGGACTATTTTGATAATTTTGAAAATTACGAAGCTGAAAGGGCCATCTTTGAAGAAGTTCTCACACGATTTAGCAAACAGTCAGAAGAGCCAAGTCGAAATAATCGATCACTGACTTTTAAAAACAACTTCGATGAAGCAAGCGTTGAGAGCTTTTGTAATCTGATCAACGGCTTAGCGAACCGTGTCTAACTCTCTATAATAAATAATAAAAAACATTTTAGAGATGGCAAAAAATATTAGGTCATTCACTCAGTTCGTTAACGAGCAAGCAGAAGTAGAAGACTCACGTCCACTCAAAGGCTACACAGCAGATCAAATCATAGGCAGAATAAACGACCTAATGGACGTTCTTGCAGATTCAGTAAGATTTGGCGTTCCTTCTGATACTTTGGGTAGAGCTACTACCTATCGCGATGCGAATGGCGCGATCCAGAAGATAAAGGACATGCAGCACTATTATGCTAGCAAAAACGAAGAAGTTCGTTTCTATTGCTGGTCAATAAGCTATAGCGGAAGCTGGAAGGCATCTAAAACGCTAAGAACAAAAATTGAGTCGGCTGGCGGATTTGGCGAAGACAAACAAAATCTAAACTTGAAGAAAGTTATAGAGTATTTTACAGAAAACTCTGAGGATTCGGATAACGTAGCGAGCATATCAATAAGCATGGATTCAGAAAGCATTCGCAAGGCCATGAGAAAAGAGGAAGCTGCTGAATCCCCTAAACCTGAAGCAGCTAAGGCTGAATCTACTGAGACTAAATCGGGCACAGACGCTGAGGCTAAATAAATATGGCAGGAATAAACAATTTAAGGGAAGTTTACGAGAAAAAGGGCGACGCTTTTCTCACCAGTCTTCTTAATAATTTCGTGATTATTAATGAGGTGATAGACGGCGCGTTTTTTGGAGTAAAGAAAACTACATCGGACGAATTTAAGTACTTTAAAAAGTCCGGTGAAATAAGTTATGTGGATAGAGTGCTCATGAAGTACTACAATCCAGTGATCTCTTATTTTGAAAACATGCCGCTTGAAAAGAGACAGAGAATACCGTCACACGTATACTTTGGATTTGAGTACCTTACCAAAAAGGACTCGGTTTCAAGCAAATACGACAAGCTTCCCAAGAATAACCTTGTCCTTTCCTACATTCACAAGCTCGATGATTCGGGCAAAGTCGTCTCTACCATACAGTCAAAAGTAGTGCTTGACCGCTGGGCTGATTATCTTGGAGTAGAGAGACCGCCGATTATTTTTGAAGGAAAGCTGGACGATGAACAAAAGACTGCGATCCTTGAATTCGTTTATGCTCAACCTTCTGAGCTCTTTAAGAAATTTAAAACGACCTCTTTCACAAAATATATTATATCGATCCTAAACGAAGGCCAGGAAACAGCATTTCTGAAGGACACGAAGGATTCTGGTATTGATGCTATTGTGTTTAGGTTCTATGATGAGAAGCAAGAAAAGCCAGAGGCTAAAGTATTTCTAGCAAAGATGGTTGATCCGATCTTTAAGAAAGAGGGAGAAGACCAGCCTAGAGAAAACAAGTCACAGGATTATATTTGGCTCATCCTCATTGACTTGATGAACCAGTTTGAGGTGTACTCTATAGACCGACTTACTGAGATGTGTGGCGAATCGGCTAGCTTTGAAGAAAAGTATCTTTCCCTAATAAACGGCGTGTTCAAGGATTTTGTAAAGGAATACTCTAAAAAATATGAGGGTCTCCAGTTAGAAGTACCAGAGTACCTAAATCGCCCAGAGTTTAACCTCGACACGGATCTTATAAAGGATCCTGAAGTAAAGCGACTTGTGCAAGCAAATCCAACTTATGCTGAAGTGTACAAGATATTGCTTAACTTCTTTAGAAAGCCTCGTAAAAAATCGACGGCTGGCTTCTTTAATGCAGATCTGCTCACTCAGCTCAATCTCATAATTAAGAAGATAAAGAACGTGATAATGGGCGACGAAATATACGAAAGCCTGTTTCCAAGCTTTAGTGAGTTCATCGGCAGCGTGTCAGAAGACTCGATACTTAGCGAAAAGGAAGCCGCTGAACACATGAGCAAAAAGGTAGAACCAAAAAAGGTGAATATTCTTATTGGAGGATTCCAGCCAGTTACTCTCGGTCACATCAAAGCTGCAAAGAAGCTGATGGAAAAGAACGGACTCGCAACTGTGTTTGTTGCAATAAAATCCGAAAAGCAGACAACTAAGTCACCGTTCTCTTTAAGAATAACCAGAGAGATGTTGGAGAAAGTCCAACAGGAGTTTAATGATGTTATAGCCGACGTCAAGA